TAAGCCTTCTTCTGCTTTGTTGACATCTCAACATCACGGCGCTCATTGATTACCTCTGGTAGCCAAGGAAGCACGATGGACTTCAACATGCGACGCATGATTGGTTGAATTGTTTTATCAAACTCTGCTTGCATTGCAGGCTTGACGCCAATAACAAGCATTCCGCCAAAAGCATTGAGCATCGTGTCAACCATGCGCTCAATCCAGCGAGTCTTGCTAGGCCAGTCTTTAGGAGACAGCCAGTGAAGAATTGCCCAAAGGTCAACAACATCTTTGGCGATAGGAGTACCAGTGAGAGCGAATCGGATCTGAGCATCACCACTTGCAGACCAAAGGGCGCGAGTCTGCTTGGACTTTGGCTCTTTAGAGCGGTGAATTTCATCGGCAATAACAGCCTTGAAGTCAATCTTGTTGAGCTCACGCTGGTGGACCTCACAGCGGTTCTCGCTGGTGGACTCATCGTGACCACCGCAAGCAGAGCAACGAGTCAGGGCCACTGAGCCGTAAGGTGCTAGGCGCGAGTGGGAGCGGAGAGATTCCCAGTTGATAACAAAAACATCAGCCTCAGATTCGAATTGCTTCTTGCGCTGGGCAGCAGTTCCTTTGATTACCTGTACCTTGACTCCAGGCCACCACTGAGCAAACTCTCGCTGCCAGTTCTTCTTTAGAGTGTTTGGGCAGACAACTAGGGCAGGGAATACAGCCTCGCCATTGTCCTGAATACGCTTGAGTCCACGGATAGCCTGAGCTGTCTTACCAAGACCTGGCTCGTCTGCTAGAAGGGCCTTTTTAGCGGTGCTGAGGAAGGCTACGCCTGCTCGCTGGTGTGGGAATAGGTCTTCATCCCCATCAGCCTCTACGACCTCTCTAAGAGCCATAGCAGGGCTAATGCGGGTGTTTAGCTCGTTGGTGGCCCAGTCGGTCAGGGCAGGGCCAATTTGCAGGTCTGTGAGGAACGTAGAGCGTAAAGCAAGGCAGCTAGTCCAACTTAGTGGAACGTGCCAAATCTGGTCTTTAGCAGACCATGAAGCTCCTGGAATGGACTTGCATAGGTCTTTATAACGCCACTCGGCGTTTATCACAATGTGGTTCTTCTCGGCATCGAGATCCACTATTACTGGCATTTGCTACCTTTCGTCGCTACGTCAAACATACTATCACATAATTTAGAAAAACTAAAAAATCCGTGATAGTTATTTTCCTTTGTCTAAGAGTACTCTTGGAACCCAGCCTTGTCTAGTTAGAGAAAGTAGGGCGTGTCGGATTGCATCATTAGCATGCCCCTCACCACCGACATGCCAAGTCCCAACCTTACGCAGAGCGTCGTTTGGGAACATGTTCTTGGCATCTACAGGGGCTTGGAAAGCGATGTCCTTTTCTAGGTAATTAGCCTCTCGGCAGAGGTGCTTGAGGACACCAATCTGCTCGAGGGAGTACGGGGCTTGGGAATTACGGACAGTCGCAGCATTGATCACAAATCGTTCGCAGACAACCTTGAGGCTAGAGGAGAGTGCCCCCTGCTCTAGAAGAGGTCTGATGCTGGTTGCATAGTGCTCTGGCTGAGCTTCTATTGAATAGACAAGTTTTGGTAGGTCTTCACTACCACCACTCCATGTCACAAGTGCGATACCACTGGCTTTACCAGGGTCTACTGCCAATACGCTAAACATTAGTACTTAGCTCCCCAGTTCTCTAGAGGCCCATCAACATCAGCTGTAAGAGGCACAGCCCAGCCTTCACGAGTAGTCATGCACTCGCGGACAATTTTCTTGATCTCTTCTGCTTCACCACGAGGTGCTTGCAGAACAATTTCGTCATGTACTGGAACAATTAGGTAGTCAGTCAAATCTGCAGCATCTAGTTTTAGAAGGTTGCTCTTGAATACCTCAGCGGCACCACCCTGAATTAGATAGTTCACTAGTGTGTAAGTACGGTCATCATCGCAAGGAATACGACGACCAGTCCAAGTGTGAACATAGCCTTGTCCCTCTTCACGGAATCGCTGTTGACCGATGTTGTCGATGTACTTCTGGAATTGAGCCATTCCTGGATAGTTCACGTCAAATGAGTCAGATACTGCCTTCATCTGAGCTTCAGGTACACCAGCAGTAAGCGCCTGCTTAGCAACACCAGCACCGTAGAGACGGCCATAAACAACACCCTTGATAAGACCGCGACGTTTGTCAGACTTCTGCATAGTTGGGTCTTCATACACCTGACGACCAATCTCAGTAAATGGGTCTGAGCCAGTTGCATCTGCACGGTTGAATAGGTTGATTAGGTTTTCATCTTTAGACAAAGATGCAAACATACGGAACTCAACCTGATCAAGGTCGGAAGTAATCATCACATGGTCTTTATCTTTAGGGATAAAGGCACGACGGACAGTGTTGTCACCCTTTGGAAGAGTCTGCAACGCTGGGTCAGTGATAGACATACGAGATGTACGAGCACCTAGAGTCTTTACAGACGGGTGAACAAAACCATCAACATTTTTGTCTACAAAGTTTTTGAAGTAGGTATTAGCCAACTTGTCAGCTTTGCGTTGCTGTAGAACAGTCTCAGCTAGGTTTTTGACCTCAGGATTGCCGTCAATAATTAGACTCTTCAACTGGTCTGCGCTGGCAGATTTCTGACCCGATGGAGTAAATTCTGTAATCTCGGCACCAAGATTTTCAAGAAGACGAACCAACTGCACGTTACTAGTGATTGAAGTGTTGTATTGGTTGTACGCCCAGAGTTTTACTTTCTCGGTGTAGTCAATAAGTTCGTCATACTTTTTCTTTGAATACTCGACGTCAACACGAGCTCCATTGATTTCCATACGAGTAACAATCTTGCGTGCACCCATCTCAAGTTCATAGGCGCGATGATATGGACCCTCAGGACCACACTTCTCCCAGTACATCTCCCACAGACGCATGGTGATAACTGTGTCGAGTGCACCATAAGACCAGTAAGGTTCAAATGAAGTCGGGACTGTTCCCCAAGTCCATCCATTGGCTGCCAAAGTCTCATCTAGTTTGCTCTGAAGATGAGCAGCCATTGGATCAATGTGCTGAGAAGCTAAAGTTTTTAGAGCGCCAGAGCCTAGAGGGTCTACGATGTGCGCCATAATCATTGTGTCGTGGGCACGCTCCCACGGAATCTCCCATTTAGATTTGATGGCAAACCAGCGGGCTTCGAAGGCAATGTTGTGACAGACAATAGGACCATCAAACTTACGCATTGCTTCGTAGTAGACACCGTTCCATTCCTCCCAAGGAATGGACCATCCGTGCATACCATCACCAACTTGAACAAGGCGTAAATCACCATGCCAAGGAGATAGTGCATCTGAGCGGGGACCGCCCAGCTTTTCACCAGTTTCGGTATCGATTGCAATTGCGTTGTGAGGACGGCGCTCGCCAAGCCAGCGCAAAAAATCAGCTGCCTTGTCTACACTATCTACAAGGTCAAGCTGTACACCTGTCAAATTACGTCGCTCGGTCATTTTTGAAGCCTATCTCTAAGGAATCATCTCTATTCTATAGATAGATTCAATTTTTTCATCAACCTTTGATGCCTGCTCAAGCAACCGCTGTGCAACATTGGTTAGATATCTAGCACCGCCAGAGTCGTACTTGTACAGCGCATCTAATACTGGTTCAGGGTCTTCACTAACCTGAGCCCATGTTCTATCCTTCTCAGGGAACACTACTGGAAGGTTAGCCGATGGATAGCACTCTTCGCAAGGGACTGCATCATCTTTTAGTTCTTCTGGTCCAGCCTCGGTGAGCGCGTAACGTTTCACTAGTGGACATGCAGCACCATGAAAAGTCACCGATACCCCCACACGGGAGAGAATGTATGAGCCGTTATCTGTCTTGTAGAGCTTGAACTCAATCCAGCGTGTAGATCCACGACGCCATGATGAGGACTCTCCTAGAAGCTTGCCGTTGAATTGGAGGGTACGAGAACCGTCCTTTACTTCATACATATAACTAGTTCCCTCCCTTTAGAAGAACAGCTGTGGCAGCAACTAGTGCTTGAGTAGGCTCCAGCATAGCAGCTGCAATTCTAGGTTCTGCTCCAAGAACATCTGAAACCGCTAGGAATACTGCATCAGTGTTTAGACCACCTGCTGCTAAATAATCTATCTGGGCGTGTTCAGCTTCATGTACTGCGGTATAAAGCTCATCTTCTGCTTGAAGCTGAGCAGTTAGGCGCTCATCAAAGTCTTTGTAGTACACATACTGCCACCATAGACTTATTTCATTTTGAGCCCATACAACCTCATCCCAACCGCGGACAGGCCATGGCTCTCCGTTTGCGGATTCATCTAACTGAATGATGCTCATAGTGTCAATTTTTGCCTCAACGTATTGAAGACAGTTGTTCATATGAGCATAGATAATTTCTGGAGTAAGGTTATCTATCTCTATCTCATTACCCACGTTTATGTGGGTATGAACTTCTTCGCCAGATTCAGCAGTAAATTTTTTACAAATAACTGGACGCTTTTCAGCCCCATAGAAATTAGGAATGTATTCTATCATTTGGCATCCTTTAGTCGCTGTACTTCTTCTTTCAGAGAGTCTATCTCAGACTGCTGAGTTTTTAGAAGTTCGATAACGAGTGTCGAAAGAATTCCATAGTTTAGGGCAATAGGTTCTTTATCTTTATCATAGACAAGAATTTCTTCGACGCCAGCTGCTAGAACATCTTCAGCAATATATCCATACATCCACTCGCGGTTGTGGGCATCTTGGATTTCACGAACAGCATTTTTATATTTGAACTGAGTAAGCTGCAAATTCAAAAGTTTTTTGGCATCAAACTCATACGGAGTGATATCTCTCTTGATTCTTCGAGAAGAACCTTGTACTCCACCAACAGTACCTGAAGTTGTCGCTGAGTGACTGTGAGCGCCAGACCCAGATGCTGTGTGGGTACCACCAGATAAGGAGATAGATCCACCAGTAAAGCTGTGGGTGTGGGCAGGAACTGAAGCACCCGTACCAGTATGGTTGTGGTTACCTCTAGCAGCTTCGTTAGATCCAGTACCTAGATTTACACCAACAACAACTGTTGTGCCAGTTCTGGTTGCGTATGCTGGGCTTGAGCTTCCAATTGCACGAATGAAATTACCGTCAGTTTTTGCGTTAGTTACAGCACCATCTGCTATTTTTGCTGTTGTAACAGCTGAAGCACCTAATTCAACGCTTCCTACAGCACTATCGCTAAGTTTTGCACGATTGACTGCATTGTCTCTAATTTTCGAGTTAGTTACAGCTAAATCGGCAAGCTCTCCAGTATTTACTGCACCAGCAGCAATTTGAACATTTGTGATTGTATTGTCTGCAAGTTGATCTCCATTGATACTTCCATCTTCGATAGAGAGGTAGCCAACAATTGATTTATATGCAATTTTTTCGTCAGTGACAGCTGCATTTACAATATTTTCGGTATCAACTGCATCAATCTGTAACTCATCAGCTCCTACCGAATCGGGGGCGAGCTGGTTTTCTGTTATTGAATTTGGCTCAATCTTTGCTGGAGTTACAGCACCATCTTTTATAGCAGCTGTATCAACTGAGTCATTACCAAGCTCCGACATAGTTACCTGGTCAACTCCAATATTTTCAGTAGTCGCAGCATCGACACCAAGCTCAGAAGTTCCAATCGCATCAACATTTACTTCTGAAGAGTCGACAGCATTAGATGCAATTTCAGATGAACCAACACCATCAACAAGAATGTTCTCTGCTGACGCGGCATCTAGCCCTAGCTCAGAGCTTCCAATGGCATCCTGAGTTACTTCAGAACTATCCACGGCGTCAGAGCCAATTTCACTATTTCCTACAGCATCCGTTTGAATGTTCTCACTTAGAGCAGCATCTAGACCTAGCTCAGAGCTACCGATAGCATCTTGACGGACATTTTCTGCATCAACAGCATCTAGACCTAGCTCATCGTTGCCAATAGCATCTGTTGCAACAGAAGCTTGAACTACAGCACCGACAGCTAGCTGGTCTGTACCTACTGCACGAGGCTCTAGGTTAGATGGTTTTACAGAGTAGTTACCAAGCTTTGAAGGGGCAGGGCGTGCCTCAAGGTACTTGAGACGGCGCTGAACATCAGAGATGTTGCCTGTAATACTCGACTGACGAGTTCTTCTTCTACTAGCCACGTTTTCTTGCCTTCCAATCTGTCACTAGGGTCAAATCTACTGTCTCTGGGAATGCAGGAGCATCTGGAACATTCACCTTGTAAGAACTAATACGACGCATCAGGATGTCATCACGAGGTTCTTGGTCGTTAGCTAAACGCTGACGAACAAACTCATCGTCAATAATGAGTGTGCACCAGTCTCCAGGATAGTAAGAACCAACAATCGGAGCGATAGCACCATTTACTTGGATGCTATAAGTACCAATTGGAGGTAGTGACTCATATAGGTAGTCAGTTGCATAGTTCCAAAGGGTGTCTTCATCTTGAGCTTTGTAGTCAGGAATTTCTTGCTCTAGCTGCTCTACTTGGTCTAATAGAGGCCAGCTACGCCCAGTCTGATTATTGAGGAAGGTAGGAGATGCAGCCCCAGCATATGGCTGACTTGCCTCATCATTGAGATCGGAGATACGTCCCACAACAAAGAAACGAGTTGCTGCTTCTTCAGCTGATTCTTCGACATTGAAAGTTGTTATATTTCCTGGGTACTCAAAGACGAGTTTATCAGCACCAAAGTCTGATGGATTGAATGTCTCACCTAGAGATGGCTTGTCTTCTGGATTGATTGGGAACAATCGGAATGTTCTAGTAAACGATGCGGTATCAAAGTCGTAATCGCAATCAATTCGATAGTCAAATGGTCCATTAGTTGAATTTGAAAACTCTTCGAGAATTTCTCCTACAGACTTCTGCTCAAATCCACGGAGGGTCAGCGTATCTCTGTAGATACCACTTTTATCTTCTGACTCAAAATCGAACCCAAGGTCTGAGTTAGCGAGGTAACTTCCAAAATCTCCGTAGATAACTTTGCTACCTAAAGTAGCAAGTCCACCAGAGACAGTTGTAAGGTCTTGATTGAGGATAGCTCCAGTGAAAAACTTGATTTTATTATTTGCTGGGATTTCTGTAATGGTGAATCGACCATTGAAAGTTGTGTCTAGGATTCCAGTAAAGAACCCATCAACTCCACTAATAAGAATTGTTTGACCAACTGTTGCTCCATGAACAGCATCCAAGGTCAAGGTTGCGTACCCGTTCAACATCTCTTTTGCGGTTACGTTGAGAGTTCTAATTCCAGAAAGGGTAGTAGGAGCCACATCTACACCTGGAGAGTAGTACTTGAAAGTGGTCGGTGTAGGAACTTCTGTGACGAAGAAGTTTCCATTGAACCCTACGCCAACTTCTAAAACATCAATTTCTTGACCTGGAATAAGGTCATGAGGCTCTGCAGTCGTGAGGGTAGCAACGTTGAGAGAACGTTGCTTGGAAATTACGGAAAAGTCAAAGTCTTTACCGGGACGAATTGCATCATTAGCAAAAGCAAGTCCTCCAAGGTCACTTGCAATTCTATAAACCAAATCTCTAGCTACGTCAAAAGTATCTGCAAGTAGGCGCAGAGCTCCAGCTGTGCTTTGACCAGAGCCATTTGCAGATGTTGTTGTGAATCTTAGTTGGTTTGTAGCTGGGATTTCGGTAATAGTTTGGTTGCCATCAACTAGTGGACTTACTGTTGTAATTTTTACCTTTTGACCAACAGAAAAACCATGAGGCTCTTCTGTAGTGACAGTAGCTGTTCCACCAGAAACAGCGTAGGAGCTAACACCTATGTACCCAGAACCATAAACAATGGTCTGCCAGATGTGGCGGTGGTAGAAGTAGCTTGTAAACTCTGCAGCATCAACTGAAAGGTTTTTATCTGAGACGCTGTACTGACGTCCCCAAATCATTCCGCCCCACACGCAAACACCATTACGGAGAACATAAAGACCTGTACGACCAGGCATTGTTGCGTTATATAGGTCTAGAGCTTTTGTGTCAGGGATAAACGGGATGCTTCCGCTAAACCCTCCAGCTTTTTTGTTGGCTCGTTCGAAGGAGACACCTTTGAATGGGACCTCAGCAATAACGGTGTTACTCAAGAGATCCGTAAGGAAGTATCGGTATTCGACGCTTGTCTGTAGTGTCATTTTATTTTATGCCTTTGCTATCCGAGCCAGCCAGAACGGTAAAGAACTCGAAGCGTAGCAGTACCTTCAGAGTTGCCTTCATCTACAAATTCAAGTTGGTTTATACCTGGAGCAAGCTGAATAAAGTCCACCAACACATCTACCCTATTACGAGCACCTTCGACTAATCCGTTGAAAGCCACTTCTCGGTTTTTCGTGTCGATCTCCAATACATCAGCTTGAAGAACAGCAGTAGCTCCAGTAAGACCAGGAGTGAACTGGATGTCGTTCTTTTTGACTGCTTTACCAGAAGCGTATACACGAACAATATTTTCGGCTACGCTGGCAGTTCCAGAAGTTCCAGTGAAAGGAAGACTTCCAGCAACAGTTGCAATTCCATCAGGAACGACGGCTAACTGTTCGCTAGAACCTAAGAACTGAACAAAAGCATCACCAGATATTACTGAATATGCCTCATTGTCTCCTGTTTTTGCATAAGTAAAAGTATTTGTAGAAGGGGTACTCAGAACTGTATAGGTTCCATTCAATGCTGGGCTTAGACCAGTCAAAGTGATTGACTCGTCAATAACCATTCCGTGGGGACCAACTGTGGTAATTGTCGCAATGTTAGAAACAAGCTGACTTGCTTTGATTTTACGGCTAATTGGTCTAACTGTAGGAAATGGGTCAGTCACTGATGTTGAGATGATGTCTGAACCAGATTTTGTATAAGAAAAAGTTGTACTTGAAGGGACAGCAGTGATTGTAAAATCACCATCAATCTGAGAGAAATCTACTCCCTGAACTCTTACCTTTTCGCCAACTAAAAATCCATGCGCATCTGAAGTAGTCAATGTAACAACATTGCTAGTTTTAGACTTTACGGCGACAGTTTTTTCTGTAACTCTTGTCTTCTTTACGGTGAAGTCTCTAGGAGTAAGGATTGAGTAGATGGTATATGTACCATTCACCGTCTCATCTACACCTGAAACGTTTACTGTCTCGCCAAAGCTAAATCCGTGGTCAAGCGAGGTAACAAATGTGATGTACTCGCCACCCATAACCTTTTGCACAATGGAACGTGCGTTGGTACGAGTTGCAGCATAGCTAAACTCTTTCGAAGATGGGATACCTGTGATGGTGTAAGTTCCATTGAAGTTCACGTCAACACCAGAAACCGTTACAGAATCCCCAACAATGAATTGGTGGTCGTCAGCTGTTGTCAAGGTAGCAATGTTGGAGATGATTACCTTACCAACCACAGTTTGTGGCGGTACACGGGTTTTAGCGAAAGTAAAGCTGGACTCTGTAGGGGTAGCAAGTACAACGTGAGTGCCATCAAAAACAGAGTCCACCCCATTTACAGTAATTGACTCGCCCGTAGTAAATGTGTGAGGTGCTGTGGTCTCAATTGTTGCGACACCATTAGTCAAACTCTTGAATGATACTTCGCGTACAACTGATAGGTCTGTTGAGAAGGTAAAAGTAGTGTCAGTAGGTATAGACAAAATTATCTGTTCACCATCAAAACCTTGACCAACTCCAGAGATAAAGACGCTTTCATTGACGGTAAACCCGTGAGCAACAGATGTTGTCAAGGTTGCAATGTCGTATCCCTTAGCTGTGTCATATGCAAGTTGCTTGTTAGAAAGCGAACGAGTAACTCCGCCCTTTAGAGCTTGACCATTTGGGATAAGAATTAGTTCATCTGTAGTTCTGTTATAGATGGTTGCTGGAGATGATAGCGGTCCAGTGATTTCTATAATACATGGAACAGAGTAGTTACCAATATTTGTTACAGAACCAATCCCATCATATCCAGCAGGAAGATTTCTAACTGGAACTTCTAGAGTCTCATAACCGCTTGGGTTCGCATCGTTCCATGAATATTTGATTGGGTCAGCCGCACGAAGACCGATAGAAAATTCTGTGCGACCGCGTGCGTTAGTTGTTTGAATCTCCACGTCACCGCTGAGACGAACATAAGACGCACGAATAGGATCGCTACCAGTCTTGAGCCATGCACCTGTGTAGACAAGATTAGTTGCTGCAATTAGACGGTCACGAGCTGCTTCGACCTGAGAAGGGCTCTGAGTTAGGAATGTTCCATTGATAACTAGCTCACGGGCTGCATAGCGTCCTTGAACATCGTATGAACCATCACCAAAACCACGTTGGATGTTAGGCATTTCAGCTGAAGGTGGTCTCCACCATCCCTGAATATCTGTAACTACCCAGACAACTCCATACTCATCTACGGTGTTGAAAATAAAGTCACCAAGAATAATATTGGCTTGGAGCTTGAGCTTTTCAATGTAGTCAGGTTGTAAAGGAGTTAGGCCTCTATCAACGTAGTAATTCTCTTGAGCCTGTGTCATTATGCAGCGCCTCGTCTCATTGTTTGAGCCAACTTGCGAGATACAAGATCAGCAAGTTCACGTTCATCCATACCAGCAGATGGGTTCACAACAATGGTGATTCCGCCACCAGCTCCACCGCTCATGTAATCAATCATTGCTTTATCGCGCTTTGATAGACCATTAGCATCAAGTGGCTCAACACGCTCTGCCTGACCAGCTTCACCAATCTGAGCAAGCATACCGCCAGGTGTTGCTGGAATAATTCCACCCTTGGCAAGTGGAGGGAAGCCAAGACTAATCTGTGGAATCTGAACACCAAGAATCTTGAATCCACCAATTTTTAGCTTTTTGCTTGCTACGTTTTGGTTCCACCACTGCTTAGCAGCTTCCCATGCAAACTTTAGACCACCAGCGATACCGTCCCAAAGACCTTTGAGAGCTGTAGCAAACTTACTTGGCAGACTCTTTAGGTAATTAGGAATGGTAGTGGTGAAGAAGGTTACTGCAGCGTTCCATCCAGTCTTCAGACCGTCAGATAGGAAGTTCCAAACTTTACCTGCGAATCCAAAAACCTTACCTGCAAGACCAGTAAACCAAGGAACAACAGTTCCAGTCCACCAACCAGTCACAGCACCCCAAGCATTTTTTGCAGTGTCAGACAAGAAGTTCCAAACTTTACCTGCAATTTCAAGTATTTTGCCAGGCAATGCAGCAAACCATGGGAACACTGTGTTCGTAAAGAATCCAGAAATCTCAGGCCAGAACTTGATAAGAAGAGTTGGCAGAGGGAAGAGAATGAGAGCAATTAGCTCTAGAGCCTTCATGAAGAAATTACCTAGACCAGGAATAAAGGTCTGAGTAAACCAAGTTGTGATGTTGGTCCATGCCTCACCAAGGAACGTTGTGAGTCCGCTCCACATGTCGGAGAAAATTTTTCCAAGTTTTGGAATCAAATCTTTGAAGAACGCAACGATGGCATCCCAGTTCTCAATTATGAGCGGGAGTAGCAAAAGAATGATTCCAATTGGGCCACCAAATAGTGCACCAAGTCCACGACCAGCTGCCTTCATACCAGCACCTGCGATACGACCAGCGGTACCAATACCCTTCAGTGCCCCTGCTTTGATTTTTGAACCAGCTGCTGAAGCTCGAAGTTTTGCACTTAGTGTGCTGGCTCCAGTTCCCACGTTGGTCATCGCTACTTTTGCTTTATCGGCAGCAGTCTTCACACCAGTAATGGCGCTGTTGAACTTTGTTCGAATAAGGTCAGCAGTGGACTTCATCGTAGGACGAACTCGCTTAGATGATTCATCTACAAGATTGATACCAGATGCAGCTTGCTTTCCAGAGATGAAGATGCCTTCCATGGCTTTCTTCTTCTGAGCATCAACTGTCATTTGCTTTGTAAGCTCTGTGCGAGTTAGTCCAGAGCCCTTACGCAAAGCACCGAATGGATCCTTGATGAAGTTCTTTAGGCTAGTAAATTTATTTTGCACATTTAGAATCGAGCCAATGATGCCTTGGAAAACAAACTTTCCTGCTTTACTAACCAAAGTAAAGGCACGAACTACAGCAAAAACTCCACCAACAAAACCAAGAACCTTTTGAACAATGCTGTTACCAAAGATAGCATTTAGGACTCCAAAGATTTTATCTAGAGTTCCTAGGAAGATTTCAATTGCTCCGCTGTCAGTTAGAAGCTTTGTAAATTCAGCAAACTTGATTGCCAAATCTCCAGCAATAGGAAGTGTAGTTTTTAGACTCTCACCAAGACTTCCAAAAATCTCAAAGGCAACCTTGATTTTATCTAGGAATAGGCCAAACTCTGGACTAGCACCTAGCTTTGCTGCATCACCAATGATTACACCAATGATGTCAAGAACTTTTGTTAGGTTTGTGATAGCACCGTTGAGGAATGAAGTAAGTCCATCATTCTCTGCGCCACCACTTGTGAAGTCTTTCCAACCCTGAGTAACGTTCTGTAGCCAAGTTACAAAAATATCTCCAGCTCCACCAGGAGCCACAACGTTACCGATAATGTCGCCAAGAGAACTAAATGCTGTACTAAATGCCTTACCAAGACCACCAGTAATACGCTTGATGTTCTTGAAGAAAGTTGTGAGCTCTCCAGTGGCTTTCTTAGCCGCCATAGTCTTTTCAAAAGTCTCGGAAAGCTTGAGTATCCAGTCACCAAAGCCATCAATAAGAGGCTTAGCTGCGTCAAGAAGATCTAGAAGACCTCCATAGAAGTTTCCTGCTGCTAGACCAACTTTTCCTAGAAGCTCATCATTAGTCTTCCACACAGACTCGAGAGTCTTTACTCTATCGCCTTCGGTGACAGCATTTGAGAAGTCGATAGCCATCTGACCAATAACTCCACCAGTTCCTTGAAGAAGTGGGATGAGTTTAGGGAATAGGTTATCTACAAGATTTTGAATGGCAGTTTCAAGTTTAGGGAAGAGTTCTTGACCAGCGGCAGCCTTGAGCTTTTTGAATTCTCCTTGAATGCTCATCAAGTACTTTACAAATTTTTGAGCCTCTGGTGAAAGATTAGCCATAGCATCTGCAAAAGCATCAGCACCCGGGCCCTTTTGAGCCTCATTCAAAGCTTCTTGTGCATCAACTACGTCACGACGAGCATCAGCAATTCTACGATTTAGCTCAATGCCTTCTTTGGAAGAGGCAGGGTCTTTGTAATCTGCTACTGCTTTATTGAGAGCTTCTTGAGCTTTAGCTTGCTGTGTTTTTGTTCTAGCAAGATCTTGAGCTGACTCCATCTCATCTAGCTGGGCATCATTCTTAGCTTTTTCAGCAGCTACTACTTCTTTAGCACCGTTTACTCCAAGAGCTACTGCAGTTGCAGTTTCCTTCTTGAGGTCTTTATTACGGTCGATTGCCTTACGCATGTTGAGGTCAGCCTCAGCGTATGCAAGTTCTGCCTCTTTACGGGCACGAGAGTTAGGTGGGAGGTCTTGAACACGCTGTAGCGATTCACGGGCCTTCTCAAACTCAAGGCGAGCACGCTTTTCAGCGATTGCTCCACCTTCAGTTTCAAATTTTAGTTGTTGGAGCTTTTCACGAGCTGCATCACGAGCTTCGTTTAGTTTTTCGATCGCTGAGCGGGTTTTATCTTGTGCATCACGGTATGCACGCTCGCCACGCTCACTCGCTATTTTTGCATCGGCAAGATTTTCTTCAGCATCTTTTTGCCTCTCACCGAGTTTTATAAGAAGCTCTGGCTTAGCTTCCGTGTAGAGACGGTTTAGCTTTACTTGCGCATCTGTTAGGCTCCGCTTAGCTTTGGCAATCGCCTTATCATTTGCAGCAGAACCCTTTTGGTTTTTGATACCAGCCTGAAGAGCTGCACCAACGCCAGAAAAAGCTAGCTTTGCAGTGATTGCCGCTTGAGCAACTGCCGATAATCCACCAGCAAGCGTTACTAGACCGCCGATACCTACAGCACCTGCGATACCACCAAGGGCAAGAAGTCCTCCACCAAGAGCTCCAATTACAGCTACAAGTGCAGTAAATGCTGGAGCTAGTGCATAGCCTGTTGTAATAAGTCTTTGAAGACCTAAACGTGCGTCTTCAGCTTCTTTACGGAACTTAGCACTAAACAGACCGCCACGTTCTCCCCCTCCTCGGGAAAGACCTCTATTGAAAGAGTCGGATATATCTCTACCCGCTGCTTCACCTACACCGTCAAGCCCTTCAAAGGCTTTCTGAATATCAGGACGAACGCGGTTAGTAATGGCACGAACAATAACGTGTGCTTCACCTACTACTGCCATGCCATCACCTCCTTAGTATCCGAGTGGCGCGTCTAGTGTTTGACCAAATGGAAGCGGACTTTCCGCATCGAACTCGGTCGCTGGTACAAATGGTTTAGTTACGGCTTCAGATGGATCAAAAGGTACTAATCCATCTACTGGAGAGCCACCAGCATTCATTTGGCTCGAAGAGCCACTGTTGCTAGCTTTATACTTGTAAGTCGTGCCATACAACGTTCCGTAGATCACAGAACGCGACTCTGACTTCGCTAATGCTTCTTCATGTGAACCTGCAGTTAGATCATCTTCAAAATAGAAATGAAGAACATCTATCATGTCCACTGAGTCCATCTCAGCTAGTTTCAGCCCGCTCACTAGTGCTTTTCCATTGACGTAAGGCCAGAGATCTACTGCCCACTCGAGGAAGGCTCTGGCTGCTGCGTAGGGCGGCTTGAATACTCCTCTACCATCCAAGCGGTAATTTCGCCTAGAGTTTCGACTGTGACAATCTTGTCAGGGTCGGATAGAAGGGAATTGAAGCGCTCATAGCTTTCAGGCAATAGAGTCTTCTCGAAGAAGTCGTTGATAGTGCGGGCTACCGCAGCACTGTCGTCTTCATTGGAGTTTGCCACGATGTTGAGAAGAACCTTGCCTTGAATTGCTGGGCGGCATTGGAATTCCTCACCGTGAATCTTGAACGCTAGTGGAGCATACTGCTGAGTATCCCCACCGAAGTCCTTGAATCGGGTTGTCATCTGTTATTCCTTTGTTTGTCTTTTTGACTATTGCTCATGCAATAGACATCTATATTCTACCCAAATACCCTGAGGTTGTCCGTGAGATAACGGTTCGCAGGGGTACCTGGGTGTTTCACTAAGTGAGCAAAAATCTGCTGACCTTTACTCTCGAAGCGAAGCATTTTTGCCCTTGTAGGACGGATAGTGTGCGGAGCAGAGCCATCGTGGTGTAGTCGTGCATAGTGCAAGTTAGATCCAACTTTGATGTACTGTCCTCGACTATCGCGCATGTGACGCATATGTATGGATGCACGAAGTGCTCCAGTACGAACTCCAACTTGACGCTTAGCAGCCTGAACAAGGCGACCACCGCGGATTCTCATGTGTCTTCCAACAGCACCACTTGAGCTATATAGAAGATTGTCCATACCAGACTTATTTTCAATAAAAATCACTGGCATTTTATGGGACCGCCATTGTAATAATCATGCGGGTAGTTTGATACCCACCTTCTGGTGGAGAAGAATCAACAGTGGCAATTACACCAAGACCATAGCCCGAAGATTGAGCCCAAGCATCAAGTTGCTGAACACTGTCAATCAGAATCCACGCGTCGTATGCACAAACAACTGCAGCATCTTGAATGTCATCAGGAAGTGGTGCTCCACCCCCTGCACTTATTGTGGGAACAATGCGTGAGATAGAAATATTGAGTGTTGCACTTCTAGGGTCAGTGCAGCGTCGTGGCTCGGTAGCTTCATCGCCTGGAGCTCCGATATACATCTGGATTAGAGAGACAACTAGCTGTTCGCAGTCAACTACTGGGGTAGCAATATTCCAGTAGCGACGTGCTGGAAGTGGCATGTTGTATGACTCATAAACTGAGATAACGCGATTCAAAACTTCTTGCATCATATTTGCAAGATTTTTTGCATCATCTGCTACGGCAGATACATTTGCTGTTGCCATGTCGTTCCTCGTCTCTTACGGAATTACAATTGGGGTTACTCGGTCTCCAAGTTGGTAAATCACGTTTCCAGTGAGGAGGTTGATAACCTCATCCACCTCAGGATTGCCGAGGCTTGGGCGTGAAGCATAGAGATCCACGGTACCTGGGTCACGCATACCAATAACGCTGAAGATTTGTTGGTAGGTCAAGCTTAGGCGGATAGTGCCTTCAATCTCGTCAAGAACCGCCGCATTAGGGAAGGTAGTACTGAGGGAGTTTGTGTAGTTAGAGACTGTTGCATATACAGTCCAATTAGGGTCTTCTGTTAGGAAATCTCCACCAAACTCGTTGAGGTAGTAGACGTTTGTTCCACCTTCTGCATTGAAGTAAAGGTCAAATGCAGAAAGCTCGAAGGCTGGTGCCTGTCCGACAATGCGGCGGGCACGGGGAGTGTCGGGTGAGAAGACACGAGAACGAGTTCTTGCACCATCTGGGTTAGAAGTCTTCAAGAACATATCAACTGCATAGATACCTGTACGAAGGTTGTCGATGTAATCTTGAGAATCAAGAACTGTGTAGGTGACACCCTGACGAGCAATAGAAGTTACACGCTGAGGTAGGGCACAGGTGTCGTCTCCCTCGTAGAGCTTTACAAGCTCGATTGCAAGAATGCGTGCTGCTGCACGACCTGCTGATGGAGGAGGAGTGCCGTAGGTATAGGTAACCTCGACGTTGGTTGGTGTCCAAACAGCGTTTGGTGTTCCATAGATAGTTGAGTGGTCTGCTAGGTAGTACTGACTTGGGTCAACAATTTGACCATCACCAGTACGAATGTTGTGAACTCTAACTACCTTACGTCCGCGTAGTCGTAGGCGCTGGTATGAAGATGTACCGTCACCTAAAAAGTCATGGTGGCTGTGGTTCCCTGAACCACCCATAGGAATGTTCTCTACTTGACCATTGATAAGAGTAGGAGAGTAGTTGAGACGAGAGGCACCAGCACGGAGGTATGGGTCATACACAGATGTATAACGCTCTGTAACTGTTGTGGTACCTGAAAACTTTCGACCAGAAAGAGCCCACAGCATATATGAAGCAGTCTTCACTGCATCGTATGCATAATCAGAGTCTGCATAGACACCAAGTTCTTCTGTGTCAACCCAAAGATTACTCATTGCGTCCCTTCCTAGGATAAGAGAATGGGGCGGGCAGGGAACCGAGTGTCATAAACATACGGCAATCTGCCCGCCCCTTCTGTACTGCTATTAGGCGGTTGGATCCTCAGTCGACGCTACGATGAAGTCGATTGGTAGATCTGGGTTGTAGCTGTCAGAACCTGGAACGTTGAAGCCAGTCTCAGAACCTTGGTTGTCAAAGTCTGTAACTGCTAGATATCCACGGTTACGAGTAGCTGAACCAACTGGGCTAACTGCTGTAGAAGCAACATCTGCTGCTGTCTTAGCGTAGCGGAAGGTTGTAGTTGAAGGTGTAGCTGTGATTGTGTAAGTACCGTTGAAGGTGCTGTCCACGCCAGCGATTGTTACTGACTGACCAACTTCAAAGCCGTGTGCTGAACCTGTTGTGAGGGTTGCAACGTTTGAAGTAAGAGACTTGTTGTTTACAGTCTTCTCAGATAGGTCGAACCAGCGGTAGAAGCCCTTTAGACCTTCTGGAGCCCATGAAGCGCGTGAGTATGCGTATGGACGCTCTGAAGCAACTGGGAACTCCCAGCGACCGTCAAGACCAGCTGCAAACTGTGCGTTTCCAAGGCCGTAACCTTCGAATGTGTTAGCAAGAAGACCGTTCTCAATTACGCGGTCACCTGACTGGCGAAGCTTTGCGTATGGGAATACCCAGTAGAAGTAAGGAAGTGTTGTAGCACGCTTTCCGTCCTTCACAGCGTATGACCAAACTTCGATTGCAACACCGTTACCTG